TCATGGCTGGGCCTTTCGTACAAGCCGGGCCTGGGCATAGGAGCCCACTCCGGCCGAAGTGCTGGGGGATTGAGAGAGGGTGGCCACGATGGCGCGCATGCCGTCGGCCTCGCGGTACAGCGTTGCGCCCGCGCCCGAGGCCTCCATAGCGATGTGCTCGGCCTGCAGGTTGACCAGCGACCCGTCCGGCCGCGCTGAGACGATGCCGCGCGTGCTCATCCAGTGCGCGCCGTCCGTGCCGCCCATGGCCGCGAGCCGATACCCCGCCTGCTGCTGCAGCGCGCCGTACGGCAGCACCGCGCGCATGGACTGCGCCGGCAGGCCACCGGCCAGGAAATAGGTCTTGTCCGCCATCACGAACACCCCGGCCTCCACGGCAGCGATGCAGGTGATGGGCGCCGGGAAGATCTCGAAGCCCCGCGACTCGTCGCGCAGGCCCGGGGTGAACGGCTCGCTGTAGATCAGCGCCGAGCCCACGGCCACCAGCAGCCGCCCGCCCTGGTAAGCAATGCTGCTGCCCGCAGGCATCTGAGAGAACTGCACATCGCCCACGACCTGCGGCTGGGAATCGAGCCAGCGCGGAGTCGGGCCGGGCACGGGGTGATACGAGCCGACGCGGATGCCGTCCGTGAAGTACACGGCCTCGTTGACCTCGGCATAGACCACGGGCGTGACCCGGCCGTAGCCTGCCGCCACCTGGGTGCGCGTGGTGGCGCCCGAGGCATCCACATCGATCCGGAAGATGTCGCCGCTGTCGCAGTACAGGCCATAGGAGCCATCGAGCGGCGACCAGCCCGAATGGCAGTCCAGGCCCTGCTCCGCCAACGCATACCCGGCCCGCGTCTTGAGCGAGCCCTGGGCCGTCACATCGACGTTGAGTGCATCACGCAGCAGGTGGCCGGCGCCCTCGGGCAGCCCGAGCTTGAAGTCGGGCGCGCGGTTGTCCATTCCGAGGGGGAACGGGCCGATGGGCTTGGGAGTGGATGGCATGCCCCGGAGTTTCCCGGGCGCGCATCCATTGGTCGAACCCTAGCCGGGGCACGCGCTCCGCGAAAGTGTGCGACCAATTACATTTTCATTACTCCAATAGTTAGCAAAGTAATAGTTTGCTCAATAACCAATAGGCCGCAGCAATTAATCCACAGCCCAATAGGGGAAATCTAAAAATACACGAGCAAAACTCTATTAGCATGCATGACTTCACACACTGGAGGAGTAGTTGCAAATGAAATATTTGAAGATGGCTGCGGCGTCAATTGGAGCGGCCGCTGCAATGTTCTCGGCAGGAGCATCCGCACAAAGTGGCGGCGTTCTCCTGCCTATCACCATCACCAACGCATCCGGCAACGTAGCTGACATGACCAAAGCTGCGGATGGAAATCCCAATACGATCTGGAACGCGGGCGCGGGACCTACTCAGTGGATAGACATTGACCTTGGTTCCGAGAGAATGTTTTCTATTCTGAGAATGCTTCCTGCGCAAAATCCGGCAGGCAATACCGTTCATCGTGTTTGGGGGAGAAATGATGCGGGAAATTGGTTTGCTTTCGGCGAGGTAGCTGGATATACCCAAGACAACCAATGGATTGAATTTAAAAATCTCTTAGAAATTCCTGTCCGAACAATCATCCTTGAAACCACTAGCAATCCTTCCTGGGTAGCGTGGAGAGAGTTCCAAGTTTATGATGGCGGGACTCTGCTTGAAAGTTGCCACCACAACTTCCCGAATGGATGGGCTATTTATCGTACCGCTCAACTCGGTCGTTGTGGAGATTATCAATTTAATACCACATACTTTATGAGAGATGTTCGCAATCAACCAAAAGGAGCAGAAATATTGGTATGTTCAACCGCCAATCTATATGGCTGGCAGTGGATACCCGGTAGCGCAGTAGGCGGCACACCCGCAAGCGGCCGTTGCGGAGCCTTCCAATTTGATGGACTCTATAAAATGCGCAAGACAAACTAATATTCTGGGTATCCGCCGAGCGCCGCTCAATGATCGAGGCCTACTAGCTGAACATCATCGGGCTCGGCGCCGTGGGCTTCATCTGGCAGTTCCTGCGCCAGGGCTACATCAATCTGTGAGCCCGGCCACGCGTTCGGCAATCGCGTTGCGGCGCTGCTCGATCTCGTTCAGGCGCTCGCGCTTGGCCTCCGCCGACAGCAGGCGATCCCCGTCGATCTTCTTCGCGCGCTGACCCAGTTCGGCCATCTGCTGCTTGGCGGCATTGATCGCCATGCGGTTGCGCAGCTTCGGCCTTTCCTCTTCCTGGATGCTCCGCGCCAGCTCCACGTCGCCGGACTTGATCGCGGCCTGGTAGCTGGCCCAGGCCTGCTCCACACCCTTGGCCTGCTCGTACATGGCGGTGACGTAGCGGCTGGAGCCCGTGGGCAGTTCCTCGATGAAGTTGCCAGCCACGAAGGTGTCGCGCAGGCGCATGGCCGGGCGCTCGCCACGATCAAGCAACGGCCGCGCGATGGTGTCCGTGGCCCTGGTGCTGACAGTGGCCAGCCAGCCGAAGTACCCGCGCAGCAGGAAGTCCACCTGCTTGGGACTCAGGCCCGAATACTCGCCCTTGGCCAGGCGCACCGGATCGGGCAGACCCCAGGAGCCCAGCAGGCGCGCCACCTCCGAGGTGCGCTCGTTGTAGCGGTCCTGCGGGCGCAGGCGCTCATCGGCCATGCCCTCGATGGCCCGGCCGCTGAAGCTGTCCTTGTTCGCGTAGACGTCCAGGAAGGGCTTGATGGCCTGGGGCGTAGGGTCCATGGCGAAGGTGTTGAACACCATGTCGCTGATGCGCTGGCCGAAGCGCTTGCCCGTCATCTCCTCGCTCATCATCAGCTCGGCCGTGCGCTCGGCCACCGTGCCGATGGCGCCCACCTCGAAGGGCTTTGGAATCCGGAAGGCCTTGTCGCCGATCTTGAACCACCAGAAGTTGTCGCGGTCGAAGTCCTCGCGCTTCTTCCAGTCGTCGTCATCGGCATAGGCGGCCAGCAGGCCCAGGCTGGCCAGCGACACGGCCCCTGCCATGGCGGCGAAGCGGCGCGGATCTTCACCGGCGGCGCGGCCCAGCTTGTACAGGCCCTGCAGGCGGGCGTTCAGGAAGGGCACTGTCTGGGCCAGGAAACGCACCGTCTCCCATTTGCCGGACATGCTGAAGTCCATCAGGTCTCGGGCCTGGAAGCTGGCCTCGGCATGGCTCAGGCCCTTGGCGCGCAGGCGCTCGTACAGCGCCGTGCGGTTCACGTTCTCGGTGCGGTCGCCGAATTCCTCGTACACCTCCCACAGGGAACGCATCTGGTCCTTGAGCTTGTCGAAGCCTTGCTTGTCCAGCATGGTGCCGCCCAGGCGTTCGATCTTCCCGCGCAACTGGTTGGTGTTCTCCTGCGTGCCGAACTTGATGATGCCGCCGCTGGCCAGCATGGAGGCGTAGGTCTGGCTGTCCTTGGCCGTGGCCTTCCAGCCCTTGGCGACGTTCTCCAGCGGGTTGTAGCTCAGGTCGCTCTGGGCGATGGCCGAGAGGCTGTCGCGGATCAGGTTGCGGATCTTGAAGGTGGGGTTCACCGTCACACCGAAGGTCAGCAGGCGCTTGAACGGCGCCATGGCCTTGACGATACCCGGTGGTGTGTAGCTCATGGCCGAGATGGCATCGACCAGCAGCGGGTCCTCGATGGCCCAGTGCTCGGCCACGCCGTTGCGCATGACCTTCACCGAACCCTTGGTGTCTGCCGGCACGCGCTCGGCAGCACCCAGTTTCTCGGCCGCATCCATGGTCTCCAGAGAGGCCCGGTTTCGCGCGGCGGCGGCATACAGGTGGCTCCAGTTCATGAGCGTGTTCTGCAGCAGGTCGGCGTTGAGCTGCTGCGTGCCGCCCTTGAGCTTCTTCCAGGCCTGCTGGTTCACCAGCCCGGAGCTGAAGCGCGGGCCGCGCATGCCGCCGTCCTCTTCCATGAGGCGGTAGAACGGCACATAGGGCTGGTCCTTCATCAGGTCGTAGGCGGCCTGGTCGATCAGGCCCGAATCCCGCGCCACCTTGAGGCTGGCCTCGTTGAAGGCATTCAGCTCCCGCAGCGCCGCGGCATACAGGGGCATGCGCGCCGTGCCGTCGGCCATGCGGCCGGCATCCAGCGAGCGCAGCGCGGTGATGTCGCGGTCGGTCAGCAGGTTCTCCTTGCCCTCGACCTTCAGGCGCTGCGCGCGCTGGGCGGCCACCCACTGGAAGAAGCGGTCGTGCTCGCCCTTGAGGCTGGCCAGCACCTTGGCGAAGCCGCCGTCCTTGATGTCCACGTCGGCCACGCCGTCGCGCAAGTAGGGCTTGCCGTAGAGCAGTGCCGCCTCCACCGCACCGTCGCTGCCCTTGGACAGGCGCGCCAGGATATAGGCCTTCTCGCTGATCTCCTTGATGGGGCCGAACTGGTCGACCAGGCCCTGGCGCAGCCGCGTGCCGATGTTCTGGCGCATGGCTTGTGCGCGCTCGGCCCAGGTCTGTTTCACCTGGACGCCGAAGGCATGCTCCGCGGCACGGGCCTGCTCGGCGGTGTAGTCGTTGGCCGTGGGCGCGGCCGGTGCGGCGCGGCTGAACTGCAGACCATCAACGCCTTTCTTGCCTGCTTCCGGCGGGGTCAATACAATCAACCCATTCCCGCCATCGCCTTGGGCGTTGGGATGCAGGGTAGAGACCAAGGTCTCTACATTCATCGTGGCGGGATACTTTCGAGCAGACACTGCTGCCAGCTCCCGCCTCCCAGTCCGAGCCTCTTCGAGGTACAGAACGGACCCATCCTCCATTTTTTTCACATAGACAATCTGCTGCTTGCCGAGGCGATTGGTCGTGCCCAGTACCACGCGATCCGGGCTGCTCACGATCTCGGGAAGCCTCACAAGGTCTTGATCGGTCAGAGGCACCTGCCCACGCGCGCGCTCGGCACCTCCATCAAAGTGGTTCTTGATCATGTGGCGCACGGCAGATCCGTCCAGCACGTGCGAGAAGCCCGCCACATCGAGGCCTACCCGACCCACCTCGCGGGCGAGCCAATCTGAAACCGGCCCCAGTACAGCCTTTTGGGGCGCATGACCTGGACCACGTGCGGCCTCAATGACCGCCCGGATCTCACCCTCCATGCCAGCAATGGCTCCATCCAGTTCTCCTGCATGTGCTGGGTTCTCCCGCTGCGCAATGCCGAAGGCCAGGTTCACCAGGTCCTGGCTGGCGAAGTCGCTGCGGCTGCCGGCGATCTTGGCCCAGACCTGGCGCAACACCTTGCGCACCTGGTCCAGCCAGCGCGCTACCGTGCCGGGTTTGGCCAGGGCGTTGGGACGCACACCCATCTCCAGCGCGACCTGAACGGCGTAGGGGAACAGTTCCTGCGACGAGTAGCCTTGCGCATCTGCAGCGGCCGGTTGGGAATCGCGTACGCGCGCAGCGGCCTCGTAGTAGACCTGTCGCTCCAGACTTCCCTCTGGCGCGCTGGCCCAGCCGCCGATCGCGCCATGCAGCTGGTTCCAGCCCTCATCTCCCAGCACCGCGGGCCCGTGCTTGTGCATCAACTCGTGCGCCACCACGCCCAGCTCGTCGCCGGCCACGATGTGGTCGGAGATGATGAACACTGTCTTGGTGTTGGGATCGTAGAAGCCCTGGGCCTTGCCGCCGCCCTCTGCGCCCATGGACACGGGTCCGATCAGCGGCTCCCAGTTGGCGCGGATGTCGTCGGAGGTCGTGACCACGATGCGGCCCAGGCGGTTGGGCAGCATGCCCATGCCGCCGACCAGCTGGCCGACGGCTTGGCGCACAGAGGCGTTCGTGGCCGGATAGACCGGCGGGCGTAGGCGCCGGATGGCCTGGGCCAGTTCCTCGGGCATGCCTCGGCTGAACTGGGCGGCCGCGCCCTGCTCTACACTGGCGGCATCCCCCGCAGAGCGGATGGAAGTCAGGTCAGGGCCAGCGGCCCGGGCAGATGCGTCCACCCATTGAGCTGCGGGGGATTCTTCGTTCAGGACCCCTGCGGCCTGCTGCTGGCCGACGCGCGCCGCGTCAGCGGCATCCACCTCGGCCAGGATCTGCGCCAGCCTCTTTCCCTTGGGATCTATTCCCAAACCCCGGGCCGCGCGGCCGGCAGGAAGCGCACTGGATCGCCAGTTGGCCGGGCGGGCCGCTGCTGCCTGCGCTTGTCCTTGCGCGCCTGGCGCCGCGCCGCCTTGCGCGCCATCGTTGAAAGTCGTGGTGCTGGCATTCGTCAGACCTTCCTGCGCTGCAGCAGCACCAGCAGCCGGCGCGCCTGGCGCTCCAGTTGCTTGCGGAGGTTGCGCGCCAGCTTGCTGGGCTTGATCGGCTTGCGGGGCAAAGGTGGCTCCTGTGGTTTGGGTCAGGAGTCCAGGCCCAGCGGCTTCCAGGGCGCCGGGTCCGGTTGGGGAAATGGCTGCTGGGGCGGCCACGGCGGCAGCCTGTGCCTGGGCACCTTGGGCATTTGCGATCTCCTGAGCCTGCAGGGCGGCCTGCTGGGCTGCATCGAAGCCGGCATCCACGGCCATGGCTGCGCCGCGAGAGAGCGGGCCGTCTGCGGGGTTGATGCCCATGCGCTCGGACGGGCGCAGCAGCGGGCGCTGGGGGATCAGCGCCTCCATGGCGGCGTTGTCTGCGAAGGGGTCCACCGCTGGCGCACGGTCGGCCGGCAGCGGCGCAGGCTCGCCCACTCCTCGGAAGCCCATGTAGGCGTCCACCATGCGACGCACGCGCAGCGTCTCGGCGGCGTCCAGCGGCTGCTCGTTGATCCGGGCCAGCCGCTCGTTCAGGCCGCCCAGCACCTGGGCCGTGTTGGCAGCGCCGCCATCCAGCAGGTTCTGCAGCCCGGACAAGATCCGGCCGGTGCGTACACGGGCGTCCACGGCAGCAATACCGGCATCCTCGCTGGCCTGCTGGAACTGGCCCTCCAGCTGCACGCCCATAGCGTCTGCCGCCTGCAGCCCAGCACCAGGGGCTGGCGCACCAGTAGGGTCAGCACCCACGTTCTGGGCCAGCCATGCGTCCTCCATGGCGTCACGCACCGTGTCCACCGTCTGCTGGGTGGAGAACTGCGTGCCACTGCGCACGGCGGCTTGGACTTCTGCCAGGTAGTCGGGACGTTGCTGGGGGGTATCCTGTGGGCGACCGAGGAACTCACGCACCGCAGCGTTCTGCTCGTCCCAGTCTGTGAAGGGGTCGACAGCCGGACCAGCAGCCTCTGCGGGAGCAGCAGCACCTGGCTGCGCGGCCCGTGCGTCAGCCTGCACCTGCTGGTCCCATGCCGTGTAAGGGTCAGCCTCGGCCTGGGGCCTGGGTGTCACCAGGTCCTCGAAATTCGCAGGCGCACCGAGGTCCACGGGGTTGACCGGCTGTCCGGCCAAGTTCTGGATGCTCGCCTCTTCGGCCAGTTGGTTGGCACTGGCTGCAGCATCCTCCGCACGCTGGCGGCCCTGCTGGTCTGCCTGGCGGGCGCGACGGTTTGCGCCGCCGCTGACGTTGGTACCAGCCCCCATCACGCCACCGGCAATCGCGCCTTCCGTGCCGGCCCTGGCCACGCCCTCCATCAGCGGCTTGCCCTCGGCGTAGTTCTGCCACATCTGCTCCTGGGCCGACTGGGGCAGTTCCTGCAGCACCGCTTCGGAGACCATGCCGCCCAGAATGCGGCGCTTGGCCGAGAGCGGCACCTCAGTGGTCGCGCCCGTGCCGATCTTGGCCATGGCCGTCTCGGCGGTCTCCAGGCCCAGGCGGTTGGCCACCCGCCCAGCACCCACGCCGATGGCGCCCGTCAGCGCGCCAGCGCCCAGGGCAGCCACAGCATTCCGCTGCTGGTCCTCGCCCGTGGCCTGCTCCATCTGCTGGCCGGCCGTGACCATTCCTTCACCGATACCCGCCGCCACCGGCGCGGCCCACTTCTCGCCCACGGTGCGCGCCAGCACGCCGGGAGATGCCGCACGCGCCGCTGTGCCTGTTGCGGCGTTGGCAGCCTTGGCAGCGCCTGCGCCAGCGCCCATGGCTGCGCGCCCAAGGACGCCGCCGGCCACCATCGACGGCAGCGACTCGGCCACCTGGTTCGCCGTGTATGCCGGATTCTTCAGGTAGGCCAGCGCGATGTCGCCGGCGGAGCCGTCCTTCCAAGCCTCGTCCACGTTCTGGCGCCCGGCCTCGTAAGCCGGAGAGAACTTCGTCTCGTCAGCCCACTTGCCCGGCTGGAAACCCGTGGCCTCGCCCAGCGCATCGGCCGCCGCAGTGACGGGGCGCGCGCCAGTGGCCAGGGCAAACGGAATGTCAGCCAGTCCCGTGACAGCGCCGGGCAGCCGCTGGACGCCAGCCTTTACGGATTTGCCGAGGTCGGAGAGGGTGCCGCCGGTCGGCGCAGGCTTTGCCGTCGAGGGGTCGAACTGGTCAAAGAAATTCCCGCCGCCCTTGCCCTCAGGGCGCGCAGTGGAGGGGTCGAATTGATCGAAGAAGTTGCCAGCCATGCCCCAGTCTCGCCATAGAGACCGAGGCAGGCGAACCCTACGCGGGGTACGAAGAGGCACAAAAAAGCCCGCTGGTGCGGGCTTAGTCAGACCTAGAAGGGGATGTCGTCGTCCATGTCGTCGAAACCGCCCTTTTCAGATAGCGGCTTGGTCTTCCGCCAAGTTGGGAGAACATCAGGCTTGGCCTTGCCTTCGGCCACTTCAACAAATTTCGACCAGTGCTCGCGAAGACGCTCCCAAACAATCGAGTCCTCGCTGACGTGCCACTTCCACTCGGTCTTGTCGAAGCGACCTCTCCAGAGGGAGCCATTCTCTCGAATCAACTTCCACAGCACCTGCTCATCATGCGTGAGTAAGTGCGGGTAGCGCAGAGCGAGCCTCGCCAGTCTGTCGGCCTCATCAATGTCCCATAAAAAGTCGGCCTCGTCCGCCAAAGTCTTCTCTTGCCCATCGAGGTAACGTCCCAATTCGCACTGCTGGAGACTCTGCGCAACAGCCCACTCAATGTAGCTTGAAAGTGCGCGGCGCTGCTCGCGCGCTGCGATCTCGGCCAAGTACTTCAGCTTGGGATCTAGGCGCACTGAAACCGTCACCGTCCTCGACATGTCTGGAGCCTTCACTCCACGCTTCGCGTTTTCGGCCATGAGCCCTCCTAGATGCTCACATTGTATGCGGCACGCGCCGCGACGCAAAAAAGTCAAACCGACGTGTTGTGTGCGTTTCAACCACGCACTATCATTGCACCCACACCGACTCGATCATGGGTCGGTGAACACAGGAGACCCAATGATTGCAGCAAGTGAAAAGTCGTCCACAACTACGGTCCGCATCCCGGAAGAACTGGGGCAATGGCTGAGGCACAAGGCGGTGGACAACTTCCGCTCCTTGAGCGGAGAGATCGTGGCGCGCCTGGAGCAGACGCGCCGTCTGGAAGAAAAGGAAAGCCAGCAGCAAGGAGCATCGGCATGAGCAACATCACCCCCTTCGACTTCGACGGCCACCCCATCCGCGTTGTGACGGACGACAACGGCGAGCCATGGTTTGCAGCCAACGAGGTATGCGAGTGCCTCGGCTTCGCCAATCCTCATGACGCAGTGGCCCGCCATGTCGATTCCGATGACCTCGGGAAACGCGAGGTCACCGACGGCCTGGGACGCAAGCAGCTGACGAACCATGTCAACGAGTCCGGGATGTACGCCCTGATCTTCGGAAGCACCAAGGCTGAGGCCAAGCGCTTCAAGCGCTGGGTGACCAGCGAGGTGCTGCCATCTATCCGGCGCACGGGCAGCTTCACAGGCCAATTGGCCACGCCCCTGCGTGATCAGGTGGACGCAGGCATCCTTCTGCTGCGCGCTGCAGCGGAGGACCTGAAGTTCGCCCCCTCTGCCGTGCTCGGTGGCTACCAGAAGCTGGAGCACCATGTCGGCGTGGCCGGGCTGTTGCCCGCCTATGCCGTTGACGCGCCGGCAACTGCTACGGCGGGCACCAGTGAGCCGACGAAGTCCCTGGCGGAATTGTTGAAGGAGTTCGGCGTGGGTATCAGTGCGCAGGCCTTCAACAAACTTTTGATGCAGCGCGGCTTTGTGGAGGAGCGGGAGCGTTCTTCGACAAGGGGTGCGGGCGTCAGGAAATTCAAAGTCTGCGCGAATCTGGTGTTCGGCAAGAACCTGACCAGCCCGAGCAATCCCCGCGAGACGCAGCCGCACTGGTACGTGAGCAAGTTCGCTGAACTGCTGGACTTGGTCCTCCCCCCGAAGACCAAGGCGGTAGGAGCATGACCAAAAAGACGAAAGCCCCGCTGGGTGCAACCAGCAGGGCCTTCAAGGCGAATCAATCGAGCGATCAAAGGATTCAACATGGATACTACAGCAACAGCCCAGATCCAGGCAATGCCAGGTGCCTCAACCCGAGACCTTGCCAACACCATCGAAATGATGGACGGCCTTTCACAAGACGGCTTCAACCAGATCATGTCCATCGCCAAGCTTGCGCTGCTGTCCTTGGAGACTCCAGCAGGAAACCGCAACCTTGTCCCGCTTGCTCATGCGCTGGAACTGATGGCCGCCCATGCGCAGGACACCATGAACTGCATCAATACCCACGCCGAGAGTGTCGGCCATCCGTGGCGCGATGAAGCACATGAGCGCCGCAGTAGAGCGGCGCGAGAAGCGTCACTGCACTCCTGAAGAACAAGGCCCGCTATGCGGGCCTTGCATTTTGATGGGGACTCACTCCAGTAGCTGCGCGAACATTGGTAACATCCGCTCACGATCTATGTCTGAGGAGGCAACCAATGAATGCAAGCGACTTCAAACAGCTTTTCATGCAAAAGACGAAAACTACCGAGGAGCAACAGAAATCTGCGGAAAGTGATCTTGATACCTACAAGGCCATCTATGAGGACTACTCATCCACAAAAAACGATTTAGAAGACGTTGGTGAGGCTTATTCAAAACTACTCCAAAAAATCCCCGGAGTGCACAGTGTGCGGTGGCGCTGCAAGGATCCGATCGGTCTTATAGACAAGATCATCAGAAAGAAAACTGATGATGAGGAGGAAACAAGACAGAAATACGCAGATATTTCCAAAGATAATTACAAAACCCTGATAACTGATCTTGTTGGCGTCAGAGCGCTCTATTTCTTCAAAGAAGATATTGATAACATTCATTCATCTTTGATGAGAAAGCTTGAGCTAAAAGAAGAAAAACCAATTTACTACCATCGCAAGGATGATTTAACGGAAATTGAAAAAACTGGGCGCTCAGACCAAGGGTTTCTCATTAAGGAGCACTCCAAAGGGTATCGCTCCATCCACTATATTGCTCAAGGAGGAATTGACAGATCCAACCCAGCGGTCATTGAAATTCAGGTCAGATCATTGTTCGATGAAGCATGGGGTGAAATTGATCACAAAATCAACTATCCCGCTTTTGATAAAAAAAAGAACCCGCTAATAGACCAGCTGCTACAAATATTAAACAAACTTGTTGGCAGTGCTGATCAGATGTCTAACTACGTAAAGTTGCTTTCCAAAGAGTTCAAGGACTATGAGGCAAATATTAAAACCTCTGAGCAAGAGAAGTTAGATTTACTAGAAAAAATTGAAAAACTACAACGTAGCATAAATAGGCAATCAAGCGCAAAACCAAGCAAAGAGGCTGCAGAACTTAATTCCGCACTAGAATCATTCCATAAACGTCTGAACAATCTATTTCCAGAAGATTTTTATCTCGCGAATTTTGATAAAGAACTAAAGGCAATGCATAATCTGGGATATCCTATGTTGCCCAATAGAGATAAAGAATCAAAATAGAATTCTCATCAATTGACATTAGACAGGCGGCTAATATTCGACAGAGACCCCAGTACGTTCCTCATATGCGTCCCACCCTCGTCTTCTCCGCCCTTCTCCTGTGCACCCCAGCCCTGGCCACGAACTACGCGACCTGTCTTCTCGACAAACTCCCAGGGACAGAAAACGATGTGGCCGCTAACGCCATAGTGCAGCTATGTCTTGCCGAGAACCCTCGTGGTCTACAAGAAATTGCACCCGGGTCGGGGCGAGGCTTCTTCGGCTTCAAGTCCGGGGCTGAGTGCAGCGCGAAGAAGTCTAAGAACACTCGTAGCAGAGAGGCGGCAGAGATGATCGCCGTTGCCTGCCACCGCCTATACAACGAGTCCAACTACTTCGACAAGTTCGATCGTTAACGCCCGAGAATAGAGCGCGAAGCACCCGCTCCATACTTTGAATCGAACTCTCCCGCCCTGTTCGGATCGGCACGCAACGCTGCGATGGCGGCCTCTGGTGCGGAGAATTGACTTGGCTGCTGCACAAACTGCCCGCTCTGGCGATTGAACACCGTGGATGGGGTGTTGTAGGCCCGGCCACTGGTTGGGTCCACCTGCTGGCCACCGGGCACCACCAGATACGGATCAGACTGCGGCGCCCCGCCCTGAATGTCCCGCATGTACTGCACCAGGCTGCGGCGCTTGGTCGGGTCCTGCTGCTGGGCCACCTGATTGCGCGCGGCCTCCACCAGCCGGTTGGTGCGGTTCGTATATCCCTGTGTCTCGCGGTCCATGTCGAGGCGCTGCTGTGTCAGCCCGGCCTGCATGCCGGCACGCTGGTTCTGGCCCTGCTGCTCCATGGCCGCACGCACCAGAGCATTTCCCTGGCGCATGCCCTCTGCCTGTAGGCCTGGTGCGGCCTGCTGCAGCGCCTGGTCCGTGGCCAGCATGGCCTGGTACTTCTGCACGTCCGGGCTGTTCTCCGCGCCACGGCCGCCGAAGCGCCGCGTGTTGGTGATGGAGCTGGCCGACACCTCGGCATTGCGCAGTTCGTTGCGGGATTGCCAGTCGTTGCCGCTGTGGCGGATGCCAGCGGCTTGGACCAGAGGATTGCCCAGCGACGAGGACAGGCCCGGGGCGATGCCCTGCATTTGCGATCCTGGCGTGGCTCCGCTGGGCAGCGAGTTCACGGTGCCACCGCCGGGCTGGCCGTTGATGGTGATGTCGCCGCTGATATTGGCGGGGCCGCTGTAGCTGTTGCCGTCGCGTGTGATGTTGGCCAGGCCAGGAGGCGCGGCAGGTCCAGGCATGGGCGCAGCTGCGGCGCCAGGGGAGCCAGGAGTGCCAGGCGCACTCGCCTGCTGCTCCATGGCCGCGGCCACGAGCGGATTGGAACTGGCGCGTGATCGGCTGGCGGGTGCTGGGCTCTGGGCACCGGCCGCCGACGCCAGGGCCGCACCACCGCCCACCACGGGCGCATAGGGCGCTGCAGCCTGGGCAGCTTGGCCCAGCCCCGACATGGCCGGCTGCGATGCCCCGAAGGCCCGGGCGACGAGGCCAGTACCACGCAGCGCAGCGCCAGGGATGCCGCCGGCACTGGGCAGCGCGGCCAAGTTGCGGCCGAAGTCGTTGTTCAGGGGATTGTTCTGGGAGCCGTCGGGGGTGGGCGCCTGCGGATTTCCGCCCACCGGGATCTGGTTGATCAGCGCGTCACGCCGCTGGGCTGCTTCGAGAAGGGGATTCGTGGCCATGAGTGTTCCTTGCGGAGTTGCTTATGGCAGTGTGCGGATATGCTGTCGGCGCGTCGAACCCCAGTGGGGGTGCCAACGACCGACCATGAAAGATTAAAAATGGAACCTAGCAGCCCAACACTTGTGCAGACTCTTCAACCATGGGCGCCAGTCATAGCCGCAGCAATTGCAGCGGCCATTGCGATAACCTTTGGCTTCATTCAAGCATCAGTTTCTCGCCAACAGGCAAAAACCGCAGCAGCTGCTGCAGCAACCGCCAAGAGCAAGCTGAAATTAGACCTATTCGAGAAGCGCCTTGAGGTGTTCACAGTTACCAAAAATGCGATCGATATCGCATGGAAGTCTAGAGACTTCCCCACATCTAACGATAAGGTTTTTTTGTCAGGAACGAGTGGCGCTCGCTGGCTATTCAACGAGCAAATTGCCGACTACATCCAAAGAGATATTTGGGGTCGACTTGTTGATATCCACTTGAAGAACACAATTTCCACAGAATCAGATTCTATGGATGAGCGAAATCAGGCCCGAACAGAGCGCAATGAACTTTCAAAGCAGCTGATCAAAGATTTGCATAAGCTAGAAGAATTACTAGCCCCATTTCTTCAAATAGAGGGGTGATCACGGCCTCGCCTATCAAGCCAGCGGCCCCGGCACACCCACCTCACGCGAGCGCGCCCACTCTTCATTGCGCCCGCTGGCCTTGCGCCCGAACTCCGCCTCAAACTTGGCCAGGGCCACGGCGGCCTTGGCATCGTTGTGCATGTCGGTGTCCTCGCGGCCATAGGCCCAGTACAGCATCCAGTGCACGAGGGCGAAGTGCAGCTCGGGCCGGATCTCTGGCTTGTCCATGCAGGCGCGCATGGGCTTGAGCGGTAGGCGCTGCACGGTCAGGCGCAGCTCACCGTCCGCTGCAGGCCTGGGCCACAAGTGCAGCTTGCCGGTGGTCATGCCGGCCACCAGGCGCTGCGGAACGTCCTGGCGCTCCTGGAACTGCCAGCCGGGGTGGTAGCAGTCCATCTCGTCCACCGAGATCTCGCCGACCTCCTGGCCGTCGATGAAGGCGCGCAGGATGCGCACCACCCTGCTGTCCAGGTCCACCGTCTCGGCGCCGGCCAGGAAAGCGATGCGGCACATGGGAGATACCGAATCGCGCAGCAGCTGGCCACGGCGACAGGCTTCGACCTGGGCCTCGTTGGCGTAGGTGGTCAGCAGTTCATTGCTGCAGAAGACATCGGTGTCGCCACCGCCGACGGCCCGGCCCTGGTCGAGCGCGTCGGCCCGGTACTGCTTGATCAGGTCGTCGAGGGTCATGGCGGGCCTTCAGGTCAGGAGGCGAGGATCGAACGCAGCCAGGCCTGGCCCAGCCGGTTGTCGTCGCGGTTCACCTGGAACGGATAGCGCAGGCTGTTGATGGGCTGCACCACGTTCATGCGCTCGCCCAGGCGATCGTCCAGATCCTGGTCGTAGCCGGTCTCCTTGGCACGGGCCAGGCGCTCGACGAACTTGCGCTTGACCACGATGGGGCAATTGCGGCGGAACATCTGGATGACGCCGTTCACCGAGACCTGCACGAACTGCGCTTCGTTGTCGCGGCCGCCGGACAGCACCGTGACCATCACGGGCTCGTTCATAAAGGCTTCCAGCTCAGCGTCCTTGAGCGTCACCGGGATGTCGATGATTTCTGCCGAGAAGTCCGGCACGATGCCGAACTCCATGGGAGGCGTGGCGCCCAGGTACTCGTTGGTAGCGTCCGTTTCGTTCTTGCGAGGGGTGGTGGCCATGTTGATGTCCTTGCGGGGATGTGAGGTGGCCCGGGGCGGATACCCCAAGGCCACGGGGGTGCGTCAGGTGCGCGCTTCGTAGACGCAGGTCTTGGAAGCCAGGACGGCCGCCAGGGTGGCGTTCTGCGACACGCGGAAGCCGCGTTCATCGACCGTGATGCCGTTGGCAGCATCCAGGGTGCGGACGCCATCGGCGCCGGTCTTGAGGCACGAGCCAGCGGCCATGCCCTCGAACCACTCGATCTGCACGCGGTCGGTGACGTTGATCCAGCGGACTTGGCTGGGCTTGAAGCCGGTCTCGACGCGGGTGGTGTCCCCCGCGACGATGGCGGTGGCGTCGTAGACCACCTTGCCCTGGGCGGAACTCTGGGAGTCCTGCTTGTCGGTCTTGGTGCGGGCCTGGCCCGCGGTGTTGTCGGCCATGATGCGTTCTCCGTGGGAGTTGAGGTTCAGAGTGGAGGGAGGACCGAAGCCCTCCCCGGCCTTACAGCGCGGTCACCCCGGCTTCGGCCACCGCCATCCAGCCCTCGTTGAGCATGGTGCAGGCCATGTAGAACTTGGCGCCCACGTAGCCGCGCTGGCCCAGCGGATCGCTCTTGTCCTTCACCCCGGGCGGGATGTAGGTCGGGTCGATGGAGTCGGAACCACGCAGTGCCAGCTGGCCCCAGGCGTCTTCGCCGACCATGATGAACGGGTAGACGTCCACGTTGGTCGCGCCCGTCAGGCCGGTGCTGCCGATGGCTGCACCTGCGCCGGCATAGGGTGCCAGTTCCGCGCTGGTGATGAAGCGGAAGTTCTCGCAGGAGCCGATTTCCTGGGTGTGAACCGGCTTGCGGCTGCCGTAGGCGCTGACGTGCACGAAGCCCTGCAGGTCGCGGATGTCGGCCTCCGCGTCCGTGTGCACGAAGACCAGGTAGCTGGCTTCCACGGGCTTGGTGGCGATCATTGCCGAGGGCGACAGGATGCCCGTGATGCGCTTGGCGTGGTTGGCCTGCAGGTTGCGGCTGATCTTGCGCAGCAGGTTCAGGCTGATCTTCGCATTCACAGCAGCGCGGCTGGCACCGCCACCGGCATAGAACACGTTGGTGCAGGCCTTGAGCACGCCGTAGCGGATCATCTCGCGGACCAGGGCAATGCGCTCGCCGCACTGCTTCTTCATCTCCGCCGGCACGTCGTCCTCGTAGGTGTCCACCGTCTGGTCGGTGAGCTGGTAGAGGCAGCCGTACTGCTTGAGCGTGACCTGGATATCCTGCGGCACCAGCGTGTCGGCGCCGGGCGTGACGCCTTCGGTCAGCTCGTGGGCCACAGGATTGGCCTGCGGCCGGTTGCGGGTGTTCCAGTCCGTGTTCGCTGCACCCCAGGGGAGGTAGCGGCGGTGCACGATGGTCTTGCCCTGGTTCTTGGGAAGCGCGCGCTGCTGGCCGGTGATGCCCAGCACTTCGCTCGCCACAGCGTGGGCGAGGATGTCGCCCTTGATCTTGCCGATCCGCGGCGCCGGGTTGCCGCTTTCGTATTGAGCCATGATGTTCTCCTTCGGGCTTGGCTATCTCAGCGCTGGCCCATGGTGGCCTGGAAGGCGGCCAAAAATTCTTCCTCTTCAGTGGGCGCGGCCTGGGGGCGCGGCGCGTTGCCGCTGGGCGTGACGGCCGCCTTGAGCCGTGCCTGCCCCTTCGCGGCCTTGTCGGCGGCGGTGGCGCGGGCGGTGGTCCATGCGTCGTATTTACCCAGTACGGAGCCCATGCTGTCGGCCGTGACCGCGTCAGCAAACTCCTGCTGCACCTGCTCCCCTTGAGCGGTGAGCCACAGGTTGAATTCCTGCGAGCCCACCTTGTCGCGCCAGCCTGTGTGCATGCGGTCCATCACGGCCAGCTCCAGCGCCATGGGGTCGTGCCCGGCCTGGACCTGCGGCGCTTCGCCCGTGGCCACGGGTTGCTGCGCTTCGGCTGGTGGGGCTTCCTGGCGAGGTTGCTGGTTGTGGAGACCGATCAACGCCCGGGCGTACTCAGCAACGTCGGGATAGTCCTGCTCGAACTGCTTGAGTTGGGGTGGCAGCTCGGGCGCCGCTGCGGGCGCTGGGGCTGCTGGGGCCGCGGGAGCAGGCTGTTGCGACTTGCGCAGAAGATCGCCAATGCTCCCGTGTGCTTTGTCCAACTGACGTTTGAGCGTGTCCACCTCGGCGGCGTTGCCCAGCAGGCGGCGCAGCTCGCTGCGCTTGAAGCCGGCGAACTCGACAGGATCGTCATCCTCGGCCGTGGCCGGCTGCTGCTGGGCGGGCTGCCCTTCAGCACCGGCGGCGGCCGTGGCCTCCTCCTGCTGTTGCTCGCTGGCTTCTTGCGTCACAGCCTCCTTGCCGCCGTGCTCGGCCGCAGCACTTACCGGCGCTGCAGTGGATGCGGGCGGCTCGGCGCCGGACGTCTCAGCGAAGGCGCGATGGAAATCGGCCTCCTCTTGAGCACGGGCCTCAGCCTGCTGTTGAGCCTGCTGTTCCTGCTGTTGTTGCTCGTCCATGCGTCATGCACTCCTGTGTGTCGTGCCGAGGTCAGTAGCCGGGGCCACCGATGTCGGCGGTTTGTGCCGGGTCTGGTTTGTCCAGTGCCAGCAGTTCTTTCCAGGCCGCGATGCGCCCACGCAGTTCAGCGGTGCGCAGCGCGTCCATGGTTGGGCTGTCGTTCTTCTTGCGCAGGGTGTCGATCTGCGCGTTGGCATGGCGCTCGATGGCGCGCCACGTCGGTGAGGTGAAGTCGATGCCCTGTGTCATGGAGGCCAGTGTTCCGGGAAGCCGCGCCTCTGACGAACCCTGGCCGGGGGTCAGCCCCGCGCGCCGTCAGCGGAAGGCGTCTCGATGCCCTGGCGCACGCCCAGCAGCGGGCTGTCCGGGCGCAGTGGCGTCAGCGGATCGGTGTTGTTGGGCATGGCGCCAGGGTCGGGCTGCTGCTGGGGCGTGATCCAGCCGCCCTGCGGCACGATGGGTGCGGCGTCATGGTCCTGGAAGCCCACCGACCTGGCCAAGCCATCGGCGAGCGTGGCCACGGCTGGGTTCATCGAGATGAGCTGACCGGTCTGCACGCCGCTGTAAAGCGTCTCCATGCCGGTGTTGGTGGCATCGGCATCGGCCTTGCGGGCCTGTGCTGCCAGCAGCTGCGCCTTGGCCTGCACCGTTGGGTCCTGGCCCTGCTGGGCGCGCTGGGCCTTCTGCTCGTCCGTGTATTGAAAGTTGGTGGGGTCCAAGCGCTGGCCCTTGCACAGCTCGGCCGCCAGCTTGGCTGGGTCCAGCTCGTAGATGGGATTGGCCGACACCTGCAGCAGCGTCATCAGGAACTGCTGCTGAGCGTCGCGCTCGACCAGCGCCGAGGAGGCACGCACATCGATCTGGAAGTCGCCCTTGATGGACTCGTCGTCCGAGTAGGTCATCATCCAGTCGAAGTACCGCTGGATGTGGGGCCGGGTCATGTAGTCGTCGAACCGCTTGGCCAGGCGCCGCAGCACGCTGGTGGCGTTGTTGTTCTGCATCTGCATGCCGCCCAGGGTGTTGGGCGCATCGCCGCGGATGCCCTGCAGCATGGCTGGCATGCCCGTGGTGTCCTCGGCCATCTTCAGCGCGAAGTTGATGATGTTCATCAGCGGGGCCTGCACGCTGGGCACCACGAAGGCATTGAAGGCGGCGCGCACGTCGGAGGCATCCGCATCGGCTTCGGCGCGCCAGACCTTGCCGAGGCGCAGCGCATAGTTGCCGTCCTGGGGCGTGATTCCGTTGCCGATGACGATCTGCGGCGAGGCCGACAGGCCGGCGTTGTCCATCATGGCGCGCGCCGAGCCATTGAGCATGCGCTGAGCTGTGCGGACCTGCCGGCTGATGCCGACACCCCAGGGCATACCAGGGCGGCGCTGCCAGGCCAGCACGTCATAGGGGAACTCCCCATCCTCTTGGGGGCTGAGCACGACCTTGACCAGGCGGTCGTTGATCATCACGGCCATGGTGGGCACGCGGTCCTCGTCGCCCTCCTCCATCTCCACGCCCAGGCGCGCCAGGTGCTCGCGGGCGCAGTGGCCGTAGAAGATCCACATCTCGAACTCGTCCTCGCCCGGCCTGTAAACGGCCTCAGTGCCCTCGCGGGTGCGGGCCGGGCCTTCGCGCAGCACGGCCAGCAGTTCGGCGGTGTCGTAGCTGGGATCGGCCAGCATCTCCTTGATCTGGCGCCGGCCGATGTGCTCGCGCTCCCAGGTGTAGCTGCCGTTGTGGATGTTCTCCCCGCAGGACGGGTCCGGGAAGAAGTTCCAGACGTCGATGCGCTTGGAGCCTGGCTTGATCTCGTCCACCTTGATGAACTCGGTCAGGCCCGTGGCCGGGTCCTTGCGCGTCATGCGTGCAGTACGGGTGATGGGGAACGGCCCCTTGAGCACGCCGGAGCCGATGCGCGCGGAGTCCTCGATGACCTGGCGCACCTCGCCGTGCCAGTTGCTTTCCACGAGCGGGTCCTCGATGGCCTGCTGCATGCGCTCGGCGGCTTCCTTGGCCTGGCTCGCCTGGGCAGCCATCTGCGCGTGCACGGCAGCGGGGTCCGTGGCGCCCATCGCCTGGGCCAGCATGGTCAGCTGAGGCCCGCTCAGGCGTGGCAGCGGCGTCGGCTTGATCTCCCAGGCCCTGTCATCCGTGGGCAGCAGCATGTCCGCCACGCGCGCGCTGGCCGCATCGGTATAGGGGCGCGTGATGTTGAGGAACACCACCGACCGGGCCGGGCCCTGCTGCTTGGGTTGGCCGCCGATGATGGCCGCCTTGCGGCTGCGGTACAGCTGGTTGGCGTTCTGGAAATTGCGGTTGGCATCGTCGATGCCCTGGTAGTGCTCTTCGTCCTCGGTCCATTCCTCCTCGATGCCCGAGCCGGCACGGCCGGCAATGGCCTCGCGGCGCTTGGACAGGAGCGTCAGGACGAACTCGGCGCGCAGGTCGCGCTGGGGCTCGCCGCTGTCGTTGTGCTGCTGGGCCAGCAGGCCCCCATGGTTGGTGGTGGCTTGCATCTCAGTACCCTATCTCGTTGTCCAGTGGCTGCCAGGCCGAGGCTGCAGCGCGGGCCGGGGCTGGCCGCACGATGGCCTTGCGCTTCATCATCACGGCGTAGCGGGTGGCGCTCATCAGGTCGTCTTGCTTCTTGACGACCTTGCCGTCCTCGCGGTGGTACAGGCGGAACTCGCTGAACCAGTCCTCCAGGTGGGCGAAGACCTTGAGCCGGCCGGTCTGCATGCGCTGCAGCATTTCCATCAGGCCAGCTTCGACACCGTTGCTGCCGTCCTCGAAGGTGGCGCGATCCTTAAGCATCTTCAGCCCGGTCTTCGCGTACTGGACGGCCAGCTGCTCGCCGCTGCCCTTGTCGTGCTGCAGGCCGTCGTGGGGCCATGCCGTAGGCACCCAGTCGCCCCAGGCCTTGATGGTTGCAGCGTGCAGGATGGGCGTGGCCTCCTTCTGGCGATGCCCCTGGATCACATAGAGGCAGTCGCTGTCCCGGTCCCAGGCCAGCTGCACGGCGGCCGTGGGGTGGTCCCAGCCGAAGTCCAGGCCGTTGATGCGTACCCAGTGGGCAGGGATCGGGAAAGGCTGCACCTTGATGCGGTCCTCTTCCACGGGGAAGATCCGGCCGCTGCCCAGCGTCGGGATGCCCTTGGAGCGCGCCTCCCGCTCGTGCGCCGGGTAGCTGGCGACGATGGACTGCTTCTGCTCCAGCGAGTAGTGATCCACGTCCCAGATGGTCATGCTGGTGACGTGCCGGGCCTTGGCGCCAGGGTCGTCTGCCTCGGGCATCAGGAAGCGCATCACCACGTCCGACATGCCCAGCAGCGGGGTGAAGGTGGTCTGCGCGAACTGGCCGCGCTGGCCGTTGTTGGTCCGGGTCAGGCCCTCGGCGTAGATGTCCTGCGGCGGCTCCTCGTCGAACCAGACGCCATCCACGGTGGGGCCCTGCCACTTCTCGCGGCCCTTTTCGTAGGACTTGAAGGCGATGATGGATTCGCCGGCCTGCACGTCGCCGCCACCGCCCCAGCGGATCACGGCACTGTCCAGCAGGTTGGCAACGCCCATGGCGCGCGTGGTGGCCTTGATGGCATCGCGCGGCACCATGCCCGTGCCCCAGGCATCCATCGTGGCCGGCGGGCCCAGCAGCATGCGCTGTGGGTTGTCGCGTGTGGCTTCGCTGGTCACGGAGCCAGCCCAGAAGGTCACCGGCTTGTCGAAGGTGGCACCGTTCCACCAGTCCGGATACCGGCCCGTCAGGTGCATGGCCCATTCGGCGCCGCCGGCCTTGGTCTTGCCGAGCTGGTTTCCGGCCATGAACAGGCGCTCACTGTACGACGCGCCAGCACGGTGGAACTCTCGCTGCTTGCCGTAAGGGCCGTACTGGTCCAGTTGCCGGGCCGCCAGCTCCCGCTCGATCATGGCCAGCATGGCGGCCTGCTTCTCGGGAGAGAGGTTCATGCGCGCGCCCTCACGGCATCGCGCATGGCCAGCAGCTCGGCCGTGGTCACGCTCTCCATGCCCTTGGCCGGTGGCTCGGGCATTTCATCGCGGATGCCGTAGGCCTGGCGCTCCAGCCCGATGAGTACGCGCAGGGATTCGGACAGGGAGCGCATGGTGCTGCTGCGGTTCGCCAGGCTGGAGGCCTTGCCCGCCGCCTCGGCCAGCTTGCCGCGCTGCTCCTTGGTCAGTTCCTCAGGCGGGGCGCTGCGCAGGATGGCGGCCACCTCGGCAAATAGCTCAGGGCTGGCGCACTGCTGCTCCAGCTCGTCCATGAGGCCCATATTGATGCGCCGGCACCGCTCGATGTCCTCGCGCTGGCCGAGTCGAACCGAAGCTTGGGTGGAAGCAGCTGCCTCGACCGTTTCACGCTCTGCCGCTGGAGACGCATTGTTAACCGGGGTGTTAACCAGGGCCGCGTTAACCAGCGCGTCGGCTTTGGATTGGATCTTGGCGGTGAGGTCTCGCGTCCATCCCAGCTTCTTGGCGCGCTTGGAGATGTTGACGTGGCTGGTGCCGGAGCCTTCGGCGATTTCGCGCAGGCTCTTGATGCCGGCCCGGTAGTCCAGCTCAATGCGCTCCCAGTCAGGGGAGCGGGGGCCGGGGGCTGCGCCCCCTGCGCTGGGGGCTTGATCGGGATGCGATGAGGATGGCATGCCCGGAGTCTCCCGGGCGCGTATCTTTTAGGCGAACCTTAGGCGGTGGTCAGGTCTCTTCTAGCCTTTTCAACTCATCCTGCGCATCCTGAATGACAGAATCTAAAACTAATTTAGCACCCTCCCTCCAATTTGAATAGTATTCAAGGAGCTTTAATGTCCCATCCTCTTTATCTACCGCCTCTCCATCTTTGAAGTCAGCGATCAGATTCAAAATTGGCTTTAGCAGTTCATCGGATAGATATATTCTTGCAACTGTTGTGGATGCCAACAATTGACCAATTGCATCATCAAGTTCTGCAAGCTCTTTTTTTAAGAAACCGTCCGCATCTTTCAAATCACTGGCCAAAGTACCCGCTTCCTTTCTTTTTCTGCAGTCCTGCAGGATATACCCATTCCGATAGGTTTTTTCAAGAGCAAGGATCAACTCCACAACATGCTTTTCCTTTCGCTCCCAGCGGCGCTGTGTAAGCCATCCAATATTGCTTACACGCCTCTTCACCTCCTCAGTCGCCTCAGTATTTTCATTCAATTGGCTTTTAATAATCGCAAAATTATCATTTAAAGCCTTGATTTCCCCATGTTTCTTTAAATAGGCTATCAAATATGAACCGACAGCAATTAATATCAAATTAATAATAATCCAAGCCCAATTTGACATTGTGACGGTCTCAATTACTATTTTCACAATTTCATGCTTTAAATCACTTGCCATCTGCTCATCCTTAAAATCCTAAATACTACATGATTCATCCAATCAGCGACATCTGCCCCGCATCCCCATCCTGCACCCTCTTCTGCAGCTGCTGGACCACCTTGCGAAGCTCCAGGATCTCATCGGCCTGGTGCCTATTGCGCACCGTGAACTCGGTCAGGATGGCGCCCATGTCGTGCTGGGCCTGCATGTTGGAGAACTGCATTGCGTAGCCCTGGAACATTCGGGCAATACGCCGGGCAGTGGCCTCGTTGACGCGCAATTGCTGGTCTCCAGCCTCGATGATCACCAGCCCCTCCGGCAATTCCGTCATCGACACAGCCTCGGGTTCAGGCCGGCACATCATTGGCGCGAAGACACCATCTCGAATGCGGCGCAGGCGGCCGTCATCGATCAGGCGCGAGACGTGGTCGTCGATGATGGTCATCTTCAGGCCTGTGATGGCCTGCAGTTCCGAGCGCGAGCAAACCTGGCCCTGGGTATGCAGGTCCTGGATAGTGGCCCAGATGATGTCGGCGCTGGTGCGGTCGTCGATTTGCGGCGTGGTGGTGCTGGTGGTCAATGGCTTCTCCCGGTAGACTATTGCTTGCTCAGGACAACAGTCCGGGGAGGCCCGCCACGTGCGGGCTTTCTTTTTTTCAGGGCCAGCAATTCATCGCATCTCGTCCTCCCACGGTTTGAACACCACGCCGGCCTCGGTGCCGAAGGCATAGAGCCATTCGACGAATCCCTTGGCCAGCTTGTTCGAGAACTTCTTCGTGGGCACGCCCAGCATCACGACCTCGCCGCGCAGGCCACGGCCCATGCGCATCTCGCCCAAACGCACCCACTCGTCGCGGAACTGGACATCGTCCAGCGTGTCCACGCGGAAGGCGCTGATCAGGATGCGCTTGGCGTCCTCCACGTTGGCCAAGTCCCCACCCAACTGCTTGCTGATCTGGTTGATCTGGCTGTGGAAGTGCCGGCTGTGGCGCTCCTCCCGGCATTCGGGCCGGATCTCCAGCACCAGGCGCTTGCCCTCGCGCAGCCAGCCTTTGATCTGCCGCCAGGCGCTGGTGACGGCGATATGCCCCTGCTCGGGCGTCTTGAGCAGGACGGTGAGGTGTTCGCTCATGCCAGTGCTCCCAGCAGGTCGCCCTGCTCGGCCAATTGCTCCTGCTCGCCCACGGGCTTGATCGTCACGATCACCCCGGGCGCGGCCGCGTAGCGCTTCGTCTTCACGACATCCACCACCTGCACGTCGTCCTTCCAGACCACGCCGTTGATGGCGTCGTAGACGGCCTTCTCGATGTTGTCGATGTCCGGCTTGGTCGTTGGACGGATGGCGCCGGCCAGGGCCTGCTGCTGCTTCTTGCGGGACCAGCTGGCCGGCACCTGGCAGTTGATGAGCAGGTGAACGTCCATGGCGCCTTCCAGCAGCGCGCGGCCGGCCATGGCGATGCTGGCGGCGTGGGCCACCAAGCCCTCGTAGTTCACCGTCTTGGCGGGGGTGAACATGCGGGCGTGCTGGCCCACCTTGCCGATGCGGGGACGGCCCTTGCCGACGGGTTGGCCGGGAACGGTAAAGGTGATCATGGTGGTCTCTTTCACTCGAAGTCGGCCGAACGGCCAGGGGTGGTGCTCGGCCGGGCGCCGTACCAGTTGGAGAACGTCAGGAGCGGGCCCGTGTACTTGACGTCGATGTCGCCGGTGGCGCCGCCGCGCTGCTTGGCCACGCGGATGACGCCGTAGTAGCGCCAGGCGTCGCCCAGGCTGGGCTTGTGCTGGATGGGTCGATGCGCGAACAGCACGATGTCGGCGTCCTGCTCGATCTCGCCGCAGTCGCGCAGGTCGGACAGGATCGGCATGCCGTCCACGCGCTTCTCCACCTCACGGTTGAGCTGGGCCAGCAGCAAGATCGTGATGTCCAGTTCCTTCGCCAGCTTCTTGAGGTTGCGCGTGATCTCGCCGAGCTGGGTGGTGCGGTTGTCCTTCGGGTTCGCGCCCTCGAGCAGGCCCAGGTAGTCGATGATCAGCAGGCGCAGGCCGTGCCGGCGCTTGAGCGCGCGGGCCTTCGTGCGCACGGTGTTGATGTTGTGGCCGGTCTTGTCCGTCACGTAGAACGGGCGGGCCTTCACGCGCTCAGCTGCCGCCACGACGGCGGCGCCCTCTTCGTCGGTCAGGCGCTTGGGCAGCCGGATCTTGCTGTACGAGACCTCTGCCTCTGAGGCGATCTGGCGCTCGTACAGCTGGATGCGCGGCATCTCCAGCGAGAACATGGCGCAGGTCTGCTTGAGCTTGGAGCCGTGGCTGCCGATGCCCAGGGCCAGCGCTGTTTTGCCCATGCCAGGCCGGCCGGCGATGATGACCAGTTCCCCGGGCCGCAGGCCGCCGTCGAGCTGGTTGTCCAGGTCGGCCAGGCCTGTGGGCATGAACGGCTCTTCCACGCCGCTGGCGCGCCGGTCCAGCTCCTGCAGGAACTCGTCCATGCCTGCGGAGGCATCGACCCATTCGTCGCCAGGACCATCGGACACCAGACCGGCCAGCTGCGCCGAGACCTGCTCGATGCGGTCGCCAATGGGCAGCGCGTGGTCGCGCGCCAGCTCTCGGGCCTTGTCCACCACGCCCAGCAGTTGGCGGCTCAGCGCACGCTCCCGGACGATCTCGGCGTAGCGCCGGGCCGACGAGCCGTTGACGGTCCCAGCGTTGAAGAGGGCCGTGAGGTAGCCCAGATCGACCTGCCCGCCCAGCTGCTCGTGCACCGTGATCGGGTCCACAGCCTTGGCGGCCACGGCCAGCGCGGAGATGGCGCCGTAGACCGCTCCGTGTGTCTCGTCCGCGAAGTCCTTGGCCTGCAGCAGGTCGCCGACCACGTCGTAGAGCCGGCTGTCCATCAGCAGGGAGCCCAGCACAGCGTGCTCAGCCTCGAAGCTGGCCAGCGGCATCGCGGTGGCGCCGTCGAAATCTTCGTCCAGGGGGGGCATGGAGCGGGCGTTCATGCTGCGGTCCTTGTTTTCTCGATGACGTGCTTCATGCCCTTTTCGCTGAGCAGGAAGTCGAGATCGCACTGCCAGCTGGCGTGCTCTCCGCTGCGGTAGCCGCGGCCCATCAGGAAGTCGTTGTCGCGGGCACGGCCGAAGTACTCGCGGAACCAGGTCACAGCCTGCTCAGCGGTCTCCGCGCGGGGCGTGTTGTCGGATTTCTTGCTCGTCAGGACGAACTTCCAGAGCTTGCCCACGGCCTTGCGGCGGCCATCGTTGAGCAGGCGAACCTTCGGCAGTTCGGGCAGGACTTCGTGGTACAGGTCGACCAGGTCCTGAACCGGGCAGTTCGGCAGTCCAAGCTTGCCAGGTGCGTTTTCGCCGGGCCGGTCGTCGGCGCTGCCGACAGAGCCGTAAGGCTCTTTCTTTTCCTGTTCCTGCTCTTGTTCTTGTTCTTGGCTTCGTAGGGTCTTGCAAGGGGGTTGCATAGCCCCTTCTCCACCCCTTCGTCCATGCAAGTGAAATGCTTCGGCGTAGCGGTCGAAGAACTCGCCAAGGAACGGGTTGTCCGGCAAGGCGTCGTAGTCCTTCTGGATGCCCTTGCAGCGCAGGTCAGACCCCTTCAGTTCAGAGGCAATCTGGTAGCTGGCCATCTCGTGCACCCACACGAATTCCGACTCATCGTCATAGGAGCAGTAACCCGCTTCGATGCACTGCTGTAGGCCCTTGCGAGCCCCTTCCTCACCAAGGCCGGTTTCGTAGGCCATGTACAGCACGGGCTGGGCATACAGGCCCAGCATGTTGGAGCTGGGCGAGGTCATCAGGTAAAGGGCCACCACAAGCCCCTCCGGGTGCTTGCGCAGGGCCTTGAAGGTCTTGCCGTGCCACATCTTGGGGACGGCTTTGGCGTAGTCACGCATTGGGAGCACCTCCCAGCACGCGCTCCATCTCGGCCTGGCGCTCAGGCGTGCGCAGCGCGATCAGGGCATACATGGCGCGCTTTGCCCGATCGGCGCATTGGCGGTGCAGAACCTTGCCGGTGCGCTGGAAGTCCAGCATGTCGGCGTGCAGCAGCAGACCCTGCGCCTGGATGCGCATCTCCAGGGCCTGCTGCTCCAGCGGCATGGATTCGGGGATCTCGGCAAAGTGCACCATCAGGACGGGTTCCGGCGCTGGCCGGCCGTCGATGCGCACCTTGCAGGCTTCGGTAAAACGGATGGAGAGATTCATGCCGGCTCCAGGCCCTCATAGGCGCGGGCGAAGGCTTGGCCAGCGGGTGTCGTGGCCGGCCAAGGGCATGCCTGTTCGATGGGTTGGCCAGCGGCGCGCGCTGCGTGCGCCAGGGCGCGGATGCGGTCGAGGCTGACGACTTCAGACATTGCCGCCCTCCTCGCCCCTGGGAGCCGATGCCACAGCGAAAGGATTCACAGGCACACGCTTGATCGTGATACTGGACTCATGCCAACGCTTCAAAGCCCAGCTGGTCAGAATCTGGCGGATCACATCGCCCCGGCTTGCATCGCTATCGCCGCTGTACAGGACATCGATGTGCGCCTGGATCACGTCCAGGGTGAACTTGCGCACCGAGGCGCGAACTTCCATGAGCTCGACCTCGGGCTGGCCGGCGCGCGGGCGGTAGGAAACGATCTCGAAAGGGTTCTCCGGCATCAGGCGCAGGTCCATGTCGGACTGGCGCCAGCGCAGGTCGGCCCACGGGTCCAGGATTTCGTTGATCACCTGGTTCACGCTGCAGCGGGGCTCGCCTGCGCGCATGCGGATCTGGACCGACGAGTCGAGCATCTGGTAGGTGAACACCGGCAGGTTCATGCGCAGGTTCGTGTATTCCAGGTCTGGGTTGCGGCCCCGTGCGTGCTGGGGTGGAAGGTGGTCGTAGTTCATGTCTTTGTCCTGGCTGTGGTGGTCGTGGAGGACGAGGTCCTGGACGACGAATGGGACGTCAGCCGCAGGGAGCTGGATTCGTGGCTGTATGGGCTGGCGCGGCGGCGCGGCAGCGGGCCGGAAGCGAAGGTGTGCCCGCCACCTCCCGGCGCAGAATGGGAGTTCCTACACAACCATTCCCGAGAGGGGCGGACATGAAACAAGAACTGATCGGGCCCACAGCAACTCTTGCCGGAGCAATGCTCTCGAAGATCGAGTTGGAGTACAGCGACTTCACGCGGGGCATCGTTGCCAAGACGTTCGAAGACGCTTACTACGCACTGCTGGAAGGTATTCAGCGCGTGGACACTGCAGAAGAAGCCCGGCGTGCGGCGCAGGCACAACCCCCCTCCCAAGACGGAAGCTGACGGGCGCGGGCAACCTTCCCATACGTGCGTCCTGCTGCGCTGCAGGGTCACAAAGAAGGCCGACCCTCGGCCCCAACTCTTTCCCGAAAACCTTTTGCTCGTCGGCTGGGTCCCGCCCAGGCGGTACGGCTTAGGCATGGCCGGGCTCCTGGGCGGGGGCTGGGGCTGGCAACTCGGGAAGAGTCCGTTCGCCCAAGTCGACGAGGCGGAAGTAGTCCAGAAGAGGCTGGATGGTCTGCACGCCAGGGTTGTCGCGGTCGTTGCAGGCGATCTTGCGGGGCAGCGTTTTCGCCACCCCAGCCTCAGCTGCAATCAACTCCCAGCGCGCGGCGCCTGCCTCGCGAAGACGACGCTTGAGGAAAGAGATGATGGGTTCCATGGCTGCCGAGGATAATCCCGAATTTGGGACGAAGTCAATCCCACGTCTGGGATTTCGACTTCGGCAAACTTGTGGGATGAGTTCAGAACCAAGGCACATCCTTGCCAAAAACGTGCGCGCCCTGATGCAGGCCAACCCTCGCCTGGGCACGATCGTGCGACTGTCTGCTGCCTCTGGCGTATCAAAGGGAGTAGTCGAGAGGATGACCAAGGCCGAGGCCAACACGGGCGTCGATCACTTGGCAGGAATTGCGCATGCCTTCCAATTGCCTATATGGGCATTGCTCTCTGAGGAGCTTGATCCACTGCACGGAGTAGGCGCCTCGCCTTGGCCATTCGAGGACTTGACGCCGCAGCAATTCGCCGCGCTGCCAGACCGCCGGAAAGGCATGATTGAAGCGAAGGCGATCGATGTCTATCAGGAGTGGGAATCCTCCAAAAAGGACGACGCCTCGTAAATTCCACGGCAGCCATTCGGCCAAGCCTGGATCAAATGCCCGCACCAGCGGGCTTTTCTTTGCCTAAAAGCCACCCGACCCACCCCCCCATACCCAGTTACGGGAAAAAATTCACACCAACTTCCCAAATTTGGGTTGACTTGTATCCCGCATTTGGGAAGAATTCATCCCAACGACCCCGCCACCGCACACAGCGCCTGGGTCCTGACCGCGAAGACCCCGTCGACCCCAAAGACGGCCGAGTGCGAGAGGGGAGAAGGTTGAGCTGCGTGACCGCAAAGAACGCAGCAGACGCAGGGACGGCTCTGGAAGCCGGATAGATCTGCAGCGGTGCACGCCCGGGGGTCTGGGCTCTGGATAGCCAAGAACGCGCCGCAATCCAAACCTGAGCCTTGCGTGCAGGGCTCAGTTTTGATGCCTGGAAATAACTGTACAAACAACCAGTAGCTGTATACATTTACAGCATCAAAGGAGATGTTTATGCAGTGCATGCCTGGCGACCTGGCCATCGTTGTCAACGACTTCGAGTACCCCAAAAACAATGGAGCGCTCCTGCGCATATGGACGCCAGCTCTTCCGGAGCAGTTCAGCATCCCAGCCGATTGGATCTGCTTTCCGCTGTCCACCTTCACCTTTGATGATCGCGTCGTTGGGCCAAATGACCGGCGCACCGTTGTGTACCGCGACCAGGAGCTGAAGCCACTGCGCGATGAAGATGGGGTGGACGAGAGCATTGGCTGGGCCGGGTCCGCGCCGGAGATTCCTCAGAAAAAAGAAGCTCCCGTCCTGGCCGGCAATGACCGCCCATCTCTGCTTCGCGGGACGGTCCAGCGCATTGACCGTTTCGTGAGCGGGTCCTGGAACATCACTCTGATCAGCGGCAACGTCGGGTTCGATGTGCACATAGCCGATGCCGTCATGCCTGCAACCGGCGTGCGGCCGGGCGATCAGATCCTGCTGGAGGGCAAGAAAGGAGGCCATCCCTTCTTCGGTCCCTTCATCAAGCTCTGCGTCGAGAACGGATAGAGCGCCACCACTTCCCGCCCCGAGCGTCATCGGCGCAAACAAAAGAGGCTTCTCGATGAGGGAGGCCTTTTCTGTTTCCGCCACCACCACAGGAGAGACCGCCGTGAACCATCTGAATTCCATCGCCAATGCCGGCTGCGGACCAGCGCGCCCAGTTCCATACGAAGGATTCCAAGTCGCCCCGGCCCCACAGAGCCAAGTCGAAGCCGCGCTCAGCCAAATCGATGCTGGCATGCAGGACCTGCAGAACACCGTCAAGCGCATCACAGGACGTCTCGAGCCGGCGCTGCAGGAGGCCTGCGTCAATGCTGAGGTCGGCGAGCAGGCTACGCCCATCTCCTCCACGCCGCTGGTGCGCCGGCTCAACGCCATGGCAACCCAGCTGCGCCAGGACTGCGCGAACCTGCAGGACCTGGAGCGGCGCTTGGCGCTGTGACCTGCAATCCCGATTGAGCGGATTGACAGCGGCCCATTGATACCGCACCGACAGCCCTGGCGAGGCTTTCGGAACTCGACCCCCTGACGATCCAAGTAGCGTGCGGCCGCGCGCGAAAGTGATGCCGGAACCGTAACCGGCAGCCTGACGCCTCGGAAAGACGAGGGCCATCACAGATAGGGAATGCGCAGGCTGATGCGACAGAAGGAACCTCGGGCGGATAGGACAAACGGGTCGCAACCGTACCTTGTAACGCCGCCAAGCCGGAGATCAGCACCGGCCCCTATCTGTGATGGCCAATCGTGACGGGTAGTTGCCCACCCGCAAGCGGTGAGAGTCCGCCAAACCGTTGTTGAGGGAAAGCCGGGGCGAATACGGCAGGCCATCTTCATTTCCGACTGCGATACGATGCCCGCCATATCAATCACAACAAGAGAGGGGCATTCAATGCTGAGGCTCATTGTTTACGTGCTGCTCGCGGTGGCGGCCTGGAAAGCGTACACGGCATATCAGGCCAAGACTGGCGGCCTATCGCCCACCCTGCTGCTGACGGAGCCACGGCCTCGCAGCATCGACGTGGGCAGCAGCACATCCAGCGCGCCCAAATACACCTGCGACGGGCGCACGCACTGCTCGCAGATGACCTCCTGCGAGGAGGCCAAATTCTTCTTGCGCAACTGCCCCAACACAAAGATGGACGGGGACAACGATGGCATCCCTTGCGAGCGTCAACTCTGCAACTGATGCCAACGATCTTTTACCTCCCGTACATGTTTTCCTGATCATGTCCGGGCCATACTGAGTTCAACAGTTTCACGCCGAGCCTGGGTTCCTCCTCCCTCCCTCTCTAATTCCCAGGCACGCCTTAAAGGCATCGGCACTTTGCACCAAGGCCCGCAGCGTCAACGCTCGCGGGCCTTTTTCATTCCCGGCCCGCAGCGGCCGCAACCACCACCACAGGAGATTCAGCCATGCTGATGACCGCCAACCCCTGCGCGGATGCGGAGCGCTGGGAGAACGAGATGGACCGCCGCGCCGCTGCGGCTGATGAAGACAGGGCCCGCGCAATGCAGAAGCTGCAGCGCGCCGCGGCCTTCATGACGCCCACGGACTGGTTCCACGAGCGCATGCCCGGCCCGTTTGGCCTACCCATGTCGTTCGACGAGATGCTGGCCGAGGCCATTGCCGATGGAGATCACGACAGCATCACGGCGCTCGGCGCGCTGATGGTCAGCCAGCCGGCCCTGCAGCTGCGCACCGCCGTCATGGCCCACATCGCCAACCGCTATCCGGAGGGCATCAATGCTGCCTGATACCCGCCCTCCCATACAGCTCCAGCAGCTGCCTCGCCGCAAGAAGCCCGCCCTCAAGCGGGCTTCGCTGTTTCTTGGCCTGCTGCTGGCCGCCCTGCTCCTGCTGGCCCTCGCCGGCTGCAGCCTGGCCGGCGCACAGGAGCCCCAGCCCACGCCGAAGGAACAGCGCATTGCGCGCGGCGCGGCACGGGCTTGCGAGGGCCTCACCCCGGTCTACGAGGCCGGATCCGTTTCGTGTTTCAAGGAGAGATAGGCCATGCCCGAATACGCATTCCCGGGCCTCAACGCCCAGTTCACCGGCATCAGCAGCGACGGCGAGGAGCGCTACGAGATCACGCCCAGCGGCGGCATGCTGCTGCGCGACCACTTTGCCGGGCTGGCGATGCAAGGCCTGTTGGCCCGCGCGTTCACCAAGGACGAGAAGGGCCGCCCGTTCGTGGAGTGGGTTGCCGAGTTCTCCTATGAGATCGCGGACGAAATGCTGCGCGCCCGCGAGAAGGAGCCGCCATGCCAGCCCTGACCACCCCCGAATGGATCCATTGGCAGGACCGATGGCAGAAGGCGAACGGCACGCAATGGACCGTCGGCCTGAAAAACGACCAGGGCTACCACGGCTCTGGCAACAGCCCCGACGAATACATGTGCCTCGGCGGCGTGTGCACTGAAGCAGAGGCCCGCCTGATGGCCGCAGCACCTCAGATGCTTGCTGCCCTGCGCGATGTCGTCGCCGTAATGGAGTGCGACCTTGCTGGTCTGGCGCTGATCCAGCCAGAACTGGCAGTCGCGCGCGCCGCCATCGTCAGGGCTACGGGGGCCGCGCCATGAACTACCTGCTCCACCTCTTCCTCTGGCTCGGTCTGAGCGCCATCTGCGCTGGCCTAGCCGCCCTCACGCCGAGTGTCGGTCTATGAGTATGCAAGTGCAAAGAGGCGCTAGGCCAGTTTTCTGGATAAATGCCCCCTAATACATTAATATATCGGTGAACTCATCAACCAATCGAACATTGAAATATGACTTTACTTTCCGAAGAGAAAAAGCAAGAGATTTCTGTCTTCTTTTCACAAAAGCTCAATACTGGAAAGCACAAAAAAGTTGCCCCACTGGTACGCGAGGCGATGGAAAAGTATCCTGAAGCAACGAGAGAGGAAGCACAGAAACTTCTATTCAATGAAATAAGCAAGATGGTGGGCGCGAGTCAATCTCCAACCTAGCCACTGCACCTCCAAAAAAGAGCCCCCGCTCTTTCGGGCCCGCCAAGTTGCGGGCCTTTCTCATTTTTGGCCGCATTGCTTTACCTGCACGATCCTCATCGTCAAGTCGAGCTTCGATAACGCCAGTACGTATCTGAGGACCCGATGAGCGCAATACAAACCATCTCCAACTTCGTCTACGGCGCGGAAGAAAGCTTCCAGAGCGTGCTGGTGGACCGCTCTATCAACTTCGAGCGCGAGGCAGGCTTCGCCATCCAGGTGCTGACGGCCAGCGACTACATCGCCAAGCTGGCGTCTGGCGACCGGCAATCCGTGGTGAATGCCGTGACCAACATCGCGGCCATCGGTATCAGCCTGAACCCGGCTAAAAAGCAGGCCTATCTGGTGCCGCGCAAAGGCAAGATCTACCTGGACATCAGCTACATGGGTTTGATCGACTTGGCCGTGCAGGCCGGCTCCATCCTGTGGGCCCAGGCGGACATCGTCTACGCCAGCGACGCCTTCACGTTGAACGGCTTCGACCGACCGCCCACGCACTCCTACAACCCGTTCAGTCGCGAGCGCGGCGAGATGGTGGGCGCATATGTGGTGGTAAAGACGCCCAGCGGCGACTACCTCACTGACTGCATGAGCCGCGAAGAGATCGACGCCATAAAGAACCGCTCCGAGTCCGTGAAGGCCGGCAAGTCGTCGCCGTGGGACACCGACTACGGCGAGATGGCCAAGAAGACAGTGGTCAAGCGGGCCTACAAGTACTGGCCCAAGTCAGACCGCCTCGACCAAGCCATCCACCACCTCAACACCGAGGGCGGTGAAGGCCTGGCCACGGCGCAGCCAGTGCGCGCTGTCGCCATCGACCAGCAGCCCATCATCGACGGCGCCCGCGCCACGAAGACGGTGGACGAGTTGAACGCCTACTGGGCTGAGCACAACGGCAAGCTGGCGAACGACTTGCCGGCTCACGACGCACTGAAGCAGGCCTGCAAAGCTCACAAGCAGCGACTGCAGGCCCAGGCGGCACAGCAAGAAGCAACCGACGTGGAGGCCAAGAATGCCGTGGATCAACCTTGAACAGGGTTCGCCGGAGTGGCTGGCCGCGCGCCGCGCGCACATCACCGGCAGCAACTTCCGCACTGCGCGCGACAAGCTGAAGGACGGCCGGCCGAGCAAGGCGGCGCTGGACTATGCCCGCGACGTGGCCCGGGAGCGCGTCGGTGGACACGCTCCGTCGAAGTTCCAGAACGCAGCTATGCGCGCCGGCAACGAGCAGGAGCCGGTCGCGCGCGCCATGTACGAGGGCCGCACGGGCCACCTAGTGGAGGAGGTCGGCTTCTTCGAGACCGAGGACGGCCTGTTCGGCCTGAGCCCTGACGGACTGATCGATGACGACGGTGTGCTGGAGATCAAGACCATGGTCGGCAGCGACACCCTGTTCACCGCCATGGCAGACGGCGATCTCTCCGCGTACATGGACCAGTGCCTGGGCTATCTCTGGCTGCTGGGCCGCCAGTGGGTGGACCTGGTGCTCTGGTGCCCCGACCTGCAGCACCTTGTCATTCACCGCATCACGCGCAACGAGGACGCCATCCAGAAGCTGCAGGACGACCTGATGGCCTTCGCCGCCCTGGCCGGCCAGTACGAGGACCAGCTGCGCGGCGCGCTGTCCAAGACTGCCGCATGACCGCCGCCACCATCCCGGCCGCCGAGTTCGCCGCTCGGCTGGCCGGCCTGATCACGGGTCTGCCCATCGGCGCGGACAACCTCACGCATGAGCAGGTCGCCCGCGCATTTCTGCGCGTCTCCCTGGAGGCCAAAAAGCTCGGCCGCGAGTACGCCGCCCAGGCCCTAGGCCAGCCCATCCCTGTTTCCACCACCACCGAGGACCATCCCCATGGCATTTGAACTTGCCGAATCCACGGCCGTCACCATCACCAACGCCAACCCGCGGCGCGAGCTGCACGGCGATGAGAAGGTGCGCGCCATCGACATATCGTTCCAGCTGTCCGGGGAGAACACCCTGCTGGACCTGCTGGAGCCCGGCCTGCGCGAGCACCACTACTGCAACAAGGCGGCCACGGCCGGCCAGGAGGTGCTGCCCGGCGTGCTGATCCCGCTGCCGAACCTGCGCCACCCGTTGCTGCCCACCAAGTACAGCTTCGCCTACAAGCAGAAATGGCGCGGCTACCGCTTCATCTGGGACTTCGGCCTGAGTGACGCACACGTCGATTTTTCCGACGCGGTGCTGAAGGGGTTGGAGTACGAGATCCGCGAGGGTGGCAGCGTCATCGTGCGCGGCACGGTCGAGTTCAACGGCGACGAGCTCAACGACAACGTGCTCTACGGCGAGCTGTCGGGCTTGGCCTCCGAGGAGGAGGTCTACATCAAGCTGCTGGCCCCGGCGCAGCTGATCCAAGCCAAACGCGGCTACCGCGCCGGCAGGCCAGACACGCCCGCCAGCCAGCCGGACAACGCGGACCAGCAGGAGCTGCGCGAGGAAGGCGAGGACGAGCCGCCGACCGACCCGAACCACCCTGTGAACCAGACGCCCGAAGACGCATTCGCGGCGGCCGTGACCGGCGAACCGGCCTGAACCATCCCCTGAACCAACCAACGGCGCCCGCGCGGCGCCACGAAAGGAAACCCGATGTCCGAATACCAGAACCTGCTGGCCCAGAAGGCCGAACTCGAAGCCCAGATCGCCCAGGCCCAGGCCGAGCACAAAGCCGAGGGCATCGCCGCGGCCCGCGCGATGATCCAGGAGCACGGCCTGACCGCTGCCGATGTCTTCCCCGCCACGAAGACCAAGGGCAGCGTGGGAGCCCCGAAGTACCGCGACCCCGCCACCGGCGCCACCTGGACCGGCCGGGGCAAGCCACCGAACTGGATTCTGGGCAAGGACCGTGCTCCCTTCCAGATCACGCCCAAGTGACCGAGGCATGAGCGAAGGGGCCGCGCGGCTCCTTCCCTGATGCATCCGGTCCTCGTTCACTGCTTGATGGAGCAGCAAGATCATGAAAGGCTAGGGACGGATTCTCTCGTAAGTCGCCATACCTTTGGTCTTAGTGGAGTAGAGAATTAGCTGATTCTTTTTATTTAGATTCATTGATGTTTTATAAGCCATGCCATTAGGAAGCGGATAGATCATTGTCACCACATCCCCCTCTAATCGATACAATCCCTCGGTCCGACGACCATCATTTCTAATAGCTGCCACCGCCCCGCTCTTACTAAACTCCAGATGATCTTTCGGATCTCCGTCTGTATCGTGCTTCATCTCCCAGAGACCTATTATTTGACTCAACTCAGCGCCAAATACGACATTCGCGCCACCCAAAAATATTGCAAGCGATATAAAAACGGGCTTCAATCCCTTAAGCATCATTCAACCCTCTCTTGAACAAGTAACTCTTAGAAAATAACAACCACTTATAGCGGATAGCGCTTTAGTGCGTCACTCATCTTTGACGAGTGGCGAATCCTAACCTCCCATAGCCCGTTTGGCAGTCGTCTCTCGGGCTTTTTTGCGCCCATGCCACAAGTCACATCACCCGCCCTGCGCTATCACGGCGCCAAGTTCCGGCTGGCACCATGGGTGCTGCAGCACTTCCCCGAGCACCGCTGCTACGTCGAGCCCTTCGGCGGCGCGGCCGGCGTGCTACTGCAGAAACCCCGGGCCTACGCCGAGGTCTACAACGACCTGGACGACGACATCGCCAATTTCTTCCGCGTGCTGCGCGACCCTGGCCAGTCCGAACGGCTCATCCAGTTGCTGCACCTCACGCCATACGCGCGGGCCGAGTTCGACCTGTCTTATCAAGACTGCGACGAGCCCGTGGAGCGCGCCAGGCGCACCGCCGTGCGGGCATGCATGGGCTTCGGCTCTGCCGGCGCTACAAAGGGAGTGACGGGCTTCCGCATTGACACTGCCAGGCCCTACGGCACGGCACAGCACCTCTGGAGCCGCTACCCCGGCCAGCTGCCGCCCATCATCGAGCGCCTGCAGGGCGTGCTGATCGAGAACAGGCCCGCGATCGAAGTCATGCAGCAGCACGACACCGCCGATACGCTGCACTTCGTGGACCCGCCCTATGTCTTCGGCACGCGCTCGCTGCGCAACGTGGCCCAGGGATGCTACCGGCACGAGATGACGGACGAGCAGCACATCGAGCTGCTGGCCGTGCTGCGCAGCCTGAAGGGTATGGTCGTGCTCAGCGGCTACCCATCGGAGCTGTACGAGCGCGAGCTGGCCGACTGGCAGGCCCACACCACCGGCGCCCGCATCTCTGCTGGCCGTGGCACAGCGGTCAAAACCGAAGTGCTGTGGCTCAACCCAGAGTGTCAGCAGCGGCTAGCCGTGCCACCCGCCGTGCAGCAAGCGCTCGGGATCTAGCTCGAGCAGTTCTACTGCCAGGCCGGCCATGACAAGCCTCCGAATTGGATCAACGGCAAGGACCGCGGGCAATTCCTGATCGAAGCAGCCAAAAGTTAGGCAAGGGGCTGCCGATACACCAAGCAAGGAGGTGCGCGCCAAGTCTAGGCGGCGCCTCAAGCCCCTGGGTGTGCGCTCCAGGGGCTTTTTCTTTCAAGACAGCCATGAAACTAGAGCGTGGGCAAAGACCGTTTGGCAATCCTGGTTTTCAGGTCCTCAAGGACTCGGATCGCTCACCATAGCGCCTTGCTATTCCAATATTATTGCGATAGCCCACAAAGACACCTTGGCTAACAGATCCTTCGACACTGAATGCCATCGTAGGCCATAGGCAATTTTGTCTCTCGCTATGAGATCACATCGCACAAGACAAATTATCAGCCGGATCTCACATCGTGCCACAAGCTTTCAAACTACACTCATACAGTCAATGCATTCAAATAGGTATTGACTATAACCGCCAAAAAACCTTTAGTGGGACTGTAGATGAATATCTTGAAATCACTTTTAGTGGCAGCAGGCATTCTCGCCAGCTTGAGCGTCAACGCTCAAACTTCAAACTATCGAAACTTCATCTATGAGGGCAATGTAAGCTTCCCTCGAACCTTCAGTTGGAATGTCACGACAACTCCATCGAGAGGCTGGTACTTTGCCTTTGGCGGCTCCGGACAAAATGCTGGATGCGCGTCCAACGGAGTCATCAACAACGGCCCAGTTCTTGAAGCGACCGGGTTGTTCGATTTCGTAGGGGACACCGGCATCTCTGCGGGGCCAGTAGGCTCCAACTACACACCAGTCAGCAACACTCCGCAGTGCGCTACCCAAGGGCGTTGGGGCGACACCCATGCTCACTTCAAAAACACGTCTGACAGCGCCAGTCCCGCAGGCATCGGAATCTATACTCTATCCGGTCCCCAAACATGGGGTTCCAGACCTCTTGCATTTTTCCAACCCTACCCCGCTGGCGAAGGCAATGCGCACATCGTGAGCAACTTCGCTGGATTCAACTGTGGGTACCAAGCATGCCAGCAAGGCGCAGCGGACCCGAACAACACGTTCCCTTTCAGCGGAACCAGCACAGACTTCAACACACTGCGCCTTGCAGTACTTTCCAATCAACTTCTGACGAGGTTGGCCCTGGACGCACCAAACTCACAGCAGGCCAGGCAACAGATCGCCTTCACTCTCAAGAATACGCAAAGCGGATCCGAGGTCCAATACCTCATGTTCACCGCATTTAAAGGCGTATGGACACCCTCCGGCCTGAACAGCGCAAATGTTAAGCAAGACCCGGTACAGGGCGGCATGTCCTATTCCGATGGACCTATCGGTGGCGTCGGTCAATCAACAAACTATCACTCCCCCGCAGACGGTAACAATTACGCGTTGTGGACGTCCTGGGCCAGCCCTACTGAGTTTTCTGGCCCATGGTTCGGGCAGAAGAGCTTCCAAATTGAGGTTTCTTTCAATCAATTTCTCACCCTACTCAAGCTGGCAACAGCCAACGCCCTCGGCAAAGCACCATCTCAAGTTACAGAAGCGGAGATAGTTCAGCGATACGGGGCAAGCTACAAGGTGCCATCTACTTGGATGCTCTATGGCGCAGCCGTAGCTCATGAGGTATCCAACCCTGTCTGGCAAAACAGCACGGCAGTTGCGGGGGGTGGCTTCACAACACTAAAGGTACTCTCGCTCCCCTGAAATCAGGAACTCTCTAGACAAGCCCGCCCAGCGCGGGCTTTTTTGATTCCCCGAAGCCCTCCCGGTGCATGCCGCGAGCGGCTTTTTTTTGGCCCAAATTTCGAGGAACCCCATGCAAACACCCCAATTCATCTTGGGCCTTGAAGACGAGCTTGTCGTAGACGAGTTCGCCTGCGGCGGCGGCATGTCCGAAGGCATCGAGCAGGCCATTGGCCGCCATGTGGATATCGCCGTCAACCACGACAGCGATGCGTGCAGCATGCACGAGGCGAACCACCCCCAGACCGAGCACTACCGCAAGGACGTGTTTGAGGTCTGCCCGCGCAAGGCCACTCGCGGCCGCCCCGTGGGCCTGCTGCACATGTCGCCAGACTGCACCCATCACAGCCAGGCGCGCGGCGGCCAGCCCCGTTCCAAGAAGCTGCGCGGCTTGGCCTGGATCGGCGTGCGCTGGGCAGGCATGAAGCGCCCGCGCATCATCACGCTGGAGAACGTCAAGCAGATCCTGCTGTGGGGACCGCTCATTGCGAAGCGCTGCCCCAAGACGCGCCGCGTCGTGAAGCTGGACGGCTCCGTGGCCGTGCCCGGCGAGCGCGTGCCGGTGCACGAGCAGCATCTGGTGCCCGATCCCAAGCATGTCGGCCGTACCTGGCGAGCGTTCGTGCGGGCGTTGGAGCGCCTGGGCTATGTCGTGGAATGGCGCGTGCTCTGCGCAGCTGACTACGGCGCCCCAACGACGCGCAGCCGTCTGTTCATGGTGGCACGCTGCGACGGCGCGCCCATCCAGTGGCCCGAGCCCACGCACTTCAAGGAACCGAAGAAGGGGCAGAAGCGCTGGCGGTCGGCCGCCGAGTGCATCGACTGGAGCATCCAGGGCCGCAGCATCTTCGAGCGCGAGAAGCCGCTGGCTGATGCCACGCTGCGACGGATTGCCCACGGCATGAAGCGGTACGTGCTGGACAGTGCAGACCCGTTCATCGTGCAGATTGCGAACTGGTCTCGGCATGGGCTGTCCAGCGCGAAAGACCCGCTGTCCACTGTCACGGCTTGGCCGCGTGGTGGATCGCATGCGGTTGCTGCCCCTGTGATGGTGCAAGCCGGCCACGGCCAGGGCACCCCGGACGCGCCACGCTGGAGCTACGGCTCCAAGGACGTACACCAGCCTGTGGGCACAGTGACGGCCAGCGGCGGCGGCCAGGCGCTGGCCGTGGGCACCATGGTGCAGATGGGCTACGGCGAGCGCGAGGGCCAGGCTCCGCGCGCGCTGGACCTGGAGCAGCCCATGGGCACCGTGGTGGGCGCTGGCAAGTTCGCGGCTGTGGCCGCATTTGTCGAACAGGCGAACGGTGGATTCAATGCCACGCCGGCCCACGATGCACGCTCGCCGATGACCACCAGCACGGCCAGCGGATCGCAGCAGCGCGTCGTCACTGCCCACCTGACCACGCTGCGCAAGAACTGCATCGGCAAGGAAATGCGAGAGCCAGTGCCAGCCGTGACTGCCGGCGCCGAGCACCACGCGCTGGTCGAGTACCACCTATCGCCCGAGGCTGAGGCAGGCGCGCTGCGTGTGGCTGCATTCCTGATCCGCTACTACGGCCAGGGCGGCCAGCTCGGCGAGCTGCGCGAGCCCATGGCCACCAGCACCACCAAAGACCGGCTGGCACTGGTCACGGTCTGGCTGCGCGGCACGCCCTACGTGGTCGTGGACATCCAGATGCGCATGCTCACGCCGCGCGAACTCTACAACGCCAACGACTTCCCCCGCACTTATGTCATCGACCGGGGGCACGACGGCCGCGTCTTCTCGAAAACCACCCAGGTGCGCATGTGCGGCAACGCTGTGCCGCCATCGCTTGGCCGGGCCGTCATCGCAGCCAACTGGAACAGCCGAGCAGTGCTGCGGAAGGCTGCATGAGCGTCACCCCACCCCCGACCTGCCCGTTGCTGCTGCAGCGCGCCCACGGCATCAAGGAGACCTGAATGGCCAGCAAGAAGCCCAAGAACTGGCGCGACAAGCGCGCGCCGCTCCCCGACAACGACGAACCACCAACCTGGCCCGCACCCGCGGGCCTTTTTCATTGAGGACGAACATGTCCAAGAGCATCACTCTGAACTTTGCACCTGCCGTGCTCGGCCGCGAGCATGCCGCAGCCTACGTGGCGCTGAGCGTCAGTTCCTTCGAACAACTGGTGCGTGAGCGCCAGATACCCCAGCCCCGCCAGCTTTCTGCCAGGCGCGTTGGCTGGCTGCGCGCGGAGCTCGATGACTGGTCCGCCCGTCGGCCAGCGTCCGAGCTGCTGCCACCTGAGAACACCGGTGCCCCTAAGCCCCGATGAACTCCTCCAACTTCGCATCGAGCGCCGCCAGCCATTGGCTGCGCTCGGCGTCGTACCGGTAGAGGTTGTAGTCGCCCGCCACGCCAGGGAGGACGTGGCCAAGGATCGCCTCCCCAACCTCATGCGGACAGCCCATCGACGCCAGGATGGTGCGCCCCGTCCGCCGAAGATCATGCGGTGACCAATGCGTCACGGTCAGCCGCGCCCGCTTGTGCTCGGGCTTCGTCTTGCTGTAGGGCTGCAGATAGTGCACCTTGGTCTGCATGTAGGCCTGGGTCTGCCCTTTAAGCAAACCATCGCGCCCGATGCTCGGGAACAGCCATTGCCCCTCATTCGCCAGCAGACGTCGCACGATCTGCTCGGCCCGACCGAACAAAGGCACACGCAGGTCATGTGCGACCTCAACGTGCCGAATCTTCATTGCCTCCTTGGGCACGGTCCACCAAAGCACACCCCCCTCCTCCGACAACTGCTTCTTCTGCATCTGGCAGATCTCCCCGCCACGCGTGCATGTCCACAGCTGCAGCGTCAGGAAATCCTGAACCTGCTGGCTGAACATCGACAGCTCGCTGCCGATCAGCGTCTTGATCTCCGCGCCGCTCAGCACGCGCTTGCTGGTGCCCTTGTGTTTGCCCTCACGCACTGCCCCTTTGCTGCGAAGCTTGTGGGACGTGCGTTCCGCCCACCAGTTGGGCATGCCATCCGGAATTCGCCCTGACTCCAGCCCCACGCGCCATGCAGCTGCCATCTCCGTCTTCACGGACTTGGCCAAGACGGGGCGGTCGGCCAGACCTTCAATGACGTCGTAGACAAAAGAGCGGCCCACCTCGGTCACGGATGTCGACTCCCGCCCCGAGATCGCATTGCGCAGACGCTGCTCGATGTTGCGGGCGCCCTTGGCCTCCCGGTTGACCATGAGATACCGGGCGGCATAGTCGTCCACCAGCCTGGCCAATGTGTAAACCTGTGCAACCGGTTGCGCCAAAGCCTTGCGCGCCAGCTTTCGCTCATCCGCTGGATCTCTTCCCTGCTCACGCAGGTCCCGTGCTGCCTGCCATTCGGCTGCAGCCTGGGCTGGCGACATGGCTGGCCATTGCCCGAGCTTGACCTGCTTGAGCTTTGCCGAATCCGCCAAGCTTCTGTAACGATAGGTCCAAGATTTCGTGCTGGCCGTCGCTTCGAGCCTCAAGCCTGGGCAACCTTGTACGACAATGTGTTCGCCCTGCTTTAGGGCCTTGGCTGAACGTGCGTCAAAGAACAT